CAATCAGGGAGGCTACACCACTTACTGTTAAATTGTCAGTTACTGTCAAGTTTTTGATTCTACCGGAATTTGACACATCCAAGGTGGTCATAGAAGCATCACCCCGAACAACAAGATCCGCGATATAGGCAATCCCTGATAGTGTAGCAGATTCCGATACATCCAATGATTTTATATATGCCGTATTATGTATGGTCGCTGACCCATAAATATTTGTTGTTCCTAAACTAACATTTGAAATCACCTCGAGTGTTTGAGAAGTAAGTTTCTGCTGAAATACCGAATCTTCTAATACAGTTAGGGTTCCTGATATTGTAGTATCATCAACAATGAATACATCGTCGCGAACAATTGTATCACCACATACTGTTAAATTATTAAGAACTGTTAGATTTGTTAATGTTATATTTCCAAAAGTTGATGAACCAACTACATTTAGGTTCCCTCCAATGGTTGCATTGTTCGCAATATTCAAATTCGTCCCCCCGGTAATAGCCCCATTCACGGTTAAAGCAGTACCAACAACCGTATTACCTGTTACAGTAAGGTCGCTACCAATACTCGCATTGTTCGTGACTTGTATCGATTCGAATGTTGACAGACCAGTAGATTGAATCGAGCTAATATTCGCATTTCCTTCAACTAGCAACCCCACGCCAGGTAGAGTTAATTCAATATTTCCAACAAGATTTGCCATCTATTCACTTAGTAGATTACTCTTTAAAAACTATATTTCTTAAACGCTCCTTTCCTTCTTGTTGACAATCAGCCAAAGACCCGGCAGCAGCAATACCAGTGAGTTCACCTTCTTTTATCAAAGTATTACGACTCTTATCATACGCAGTTTGAGTTTTATAATATTCAACTTCAAATGTAATCGCAATATCCTGTCGTTTTAAATCTACAATATTTCCAAGTATATCCATTAGTCGTATTCGGAATTGCCCTATATTTTCCGGTCTTTCAAACTTCTTTGCCAGAGCAATCGTTCTACTTACAGACCCAATCGAAATAAATGATTTCGCAACAGTCATTGGAACCTTGGCAAACACTTTAAATTCATTTGCCTTTGAAATATGGGTCATTGTTTCATATCCATTCACATCCAGTAATAAATATTGATATCCCGTTGTATTAATGAATCCTGTTGATGTATACGAGTCTTTTGAATATAATAAAAAGTCAGCAAATCCCAGAATATCTCTCATATTAATATCTCCAATCTGAAGAGAGTTGGCATAGTATTCGATTGCCTGCGCATAGATACTCATCTCCGTTATATACAAATTTTCATCAGATACGCCAACAAAGGCACCATCTCCAGATATATAATCATGAACAAGATTCAAATCAACGGGAGAAAGATTAATATCAAATGCCTTGGTCGCTACACCAGATATATCAAGTGCCAGGAACTCTGGCGATTCACGATTGATTGATAGTGTAGAATGTCCAGTGTTTGAATTAATCGTAAATATAAATCCTTGTCGAGATGGAGTCGCGTTTGCCTGTGGGAATCCCAGTGCTTGACCAATATCTCGTTGAAGATTATTTTTTAGAGTATTCGCATCATAGTTTCCAGGATTGATAATAATCGTCTCCCATTCTTCATGAATATATGGGTCTGTTCCACTTGGGTCAGGTGCCGGTCTAACCTGAAAGATTGTACTGGCATCATTATTAAAAGCATAGAACACATTTGGGATTTCAATCGTTGAAAGTCGAATGCTCTTTAAATTGCGGATTGGACTCGGAAGATTAATAACAAAGTCGGTTGCCGTGGAAGATTCGGGATTGACACGGAATCGACTGTCAATATTGATAATCTGTGAATCAGTATCAGCCATACTATTCGCTACGCTTAATTTCTTTATATTTTTTATAATCCATCGCAGATAGAAGAATGGCGGCATACACGCTTCCTTCAAATGCTGTATTTATAGCATCAAACCCTAACCTAAAGACGATTGAAGAACTTGAAATTGAAAACTTCCGGGAAGGAGAAACAGTTGTTGGGGGAAATAATTATAGAATCATTCGCACGAATTTTACAATCAGTGACCAAGTGTCCGATAGAGTCCCAACAAATCTGATTGAAGAATCACAGGCACGTCTTTTAATATCTCGTGTATATGGTCTTGATTTTGATATTTCTACAGTAAATATTAATGGGTTCTCTGGTCTAACTCAGAGACAGCGATTATTGATTCAAAACTATCTCAGAAAGTATCAGGTATAATGATTGGAAAAAGAAATGTGGTGTTATTATTGGCGATTATATTGATGATATTCTTCCTTTTGCCAAAAGGATATTATAGTTTATATCCATCATTATTGCCGACATATCCTCCAAATCATGTTGAATTACAATATGTTTGGGATGCTCGGAATTCTCTTGATGAAAACGATTCATTAAAACAACTGTATTATCGGACAGACCCATCAGTTATTTATGCATTCTACGATGAATTTGGTATTCCTCTCGAAAAATTAAGAAATATTGCTCATACTTCATCCGTCATAACTCTTATATACTTTCTAAAATATATTCATAATCGTCGAAGACCTTATCAACTTGATTCTCGAGTCGCGCTTCAATCTCAAACCGCATCAACTCCATCATATCCATCGGGACATGCCTACCAGGCATATTTAATAGCCAGAAAATTATCAAAGGAACGGCCCGAATTAAAGGATAAATATATGGAACTGGCAGACAAATGTGCATACATTCGCGTGGCAGGAGGATTACATTATCCCAGTGATTCCGAATATTCTAAATGGTTAGTTTTTGGAAAGGATAGTTGAAGAAGTTATTATTAAGCATATTGAAACTCTAGGCCACATGAACCTTCTTGAATCTTTAATATATTATAAACAAGCCCATATACACTGATTTCGGTTGGATATGGAAGGGAGGCGTCTGTCTTCTTCACGATGAGTGTCGAGTTTGTGGAACGGAACATGTTTAAATGCCCACTTGGCTGCCATTTTTCCGGGTAAAGTGCCCAAGAATAGCAGTATATATAATCATTTGGAGTTGTTGTATGCCGGTCATATGGTTGTAACGTTCTAAAGAATTTGGCCGGAAGCTCTGGAACAATATCATAGGAATCATATTGGATTCTGGCATTCAATACGATATCACTGTCTGGGCCATTGTTAAGATTGGTAGATGTTGGATTCTGCGCAGAATAAAAGAACCAGTTGTTTTGTCTGGTTCTCTGGCGATATCTGGGAAGGAATATCAACTCCTTAAGAAGACCATTGAATGGTAACTCTTTTCGAATCAAAGGAGCACCTCCACAAAACTCGTTCGCTGTATCACTTTGAACTTGTTCGATGAGATAAACCTGGGGTTGATTGACAAACCACACCTTTTCCTCACGGTCAAGATAAATATATTCTCCTATTAATTTGAGTTCCAGTTGATAAAATGGAAGGCGGGTTGTGCAATCTTCAGGAGCTGGTATAATCAGTTCTTCCAGAGATCGCAAGTCGATTTCGAGGCGTAGATGTTGGTGTTGTAAAGATATCAATGGAAACGCGCAGGCATCATGGCGACTGAACCAAAATTGGAGTGGAACATATAACTCCTGTGCTCCGCTCAAATCTGCCCCCGACGGGTCTGATGTAGCCGTGTAATAATCTTCACGGCCGACCAGTTCATTATAGCCATACTTTTTTGATTCGGGTGTCGTTAAAAGACCCCAGGCATTCATCCATTCGCCACTCTGTCTATCCAAAATGGTTTCGCCGGCTCGGAGTCGCACTTCTTTTAGTAGAGTATGTCCAAGATTGTTTGTCCATCGATACCCAGACACATCTGGTACATTAATACGCAACCACATTTTTCGTAAAAGGTCTCCATCTCTCGGAATATCAAGTGTTATACTGGTTTGACCAAATGATACACGAGAACTAAAGTCAATCTGTCGATATTCACTGGCAAATGGGGAATGATGCATATACACAGAACGGAACCAACTCATTTGAGGATTTCCAATCAAAAATTGGTCTTCTTTGTTATATGCTGCCAGAATGACTAGCCCACTTGGCATCTCTTATATTTATGAATCTTTTTATATATCCAATAAAACTCAGTCGGTCATTCGGTCATTCGGAGAATTGAGTTAAACTAAGATGATTGAATATTCTTTAGAAAATGTTTACAATGAATGGAAGTCTTCAATCTGACAGACTTGAAACAGTATTACCTGGAATGTTAGTTTCATCTACTGGGAGAAATGATTATCGAACAAACAACATCATCGTGAAAATAACAGATGTTGAGGCTGACACTCGAATTATTGGAGTCGTTCGTTCGATTCCAACGCCCGAATCTGAAACCGGTGGTGCCGGCACCAGCGACAGCGACAGCGCGTATCATTCTATAACAATGTATCCAGTGCGAGGAGGTTCCATGGAATCGGCTGTCCCAAGAGACGCTTCTGACTTGCGCCCTGTATTTGAGTTTACACCAGTATGGGTATTATATGACCCTGACCCATCTCCAGAAGGATATGGACCAACGCCGATGCTAAAAGTAAATGCCGGCGATTTATTGACATCGTCGCCTATCCCAGGATTTGCAATGGTTCAATATACAGGTTCCTCGGGTGTTGGAGTTGAACATATCCATACCTATTATAGTCATACGGTTGGAAGAGCGGTCTATTCATGTTTCCCATATATGAGTCTACATAATACATGTATAGCAAAGGGAGAGATTCATATTCAACCAGATTATCTACAATTTAAGGTTCAACGAGACATAACAGACGATAGTATAGAAGTGTATGATATTTACGGCGAGTTTAGTTCCAATCAATATGTTGGAAAGTCATTAAAGGCTGCTTTGATTTATGCTGTCGTATAATGATTAATGATTAACGACTAATGATTAATGATTAATGAATGCTAGAATATAAATCCTCCTTATTTTTTTTGTATTTTAGATGCGTCGCACAACTGACGAACAGTCATATTCGGAGAAACTCACACGCCAGGTTGGACCAGGGGCGTATTTTGTTGATAGACCAAGACCAGACAATATTGTCGTGATTCCTTCCAATGTATATATCCATCCTCAAGGAACTGGTGTACCAGTAAGTAAAGCATTGCCTCCTGTGTCGATTGAATCCGACCTCCGTGGTCTTGGACGTCCTCTTGGTAGGGAGGCACGCGCTGCCATACGAGGTAGTAGAAGTCATCACAATATTGAAACTTCTCCCATAACATTTGAGTCGACAATTGACACTCCAATCGAAAAGTTAATGTCCTTTGTTTCCGGAGGGCGACAGGCAGGAGTTATTCCCCCAGTTGATGTTCCTGGTCTTACAACTAATCCCAGTCGCCTGGACTTGCCAGCCGCTGGACTACGTGGGAAATACCCTAACCGATTTGAACCGGTGTTATTCCATAATCCAGCAGAAACAGCATTTGCTCCGTTTGACAGAGAGGTTAGTTCTCGAATCATGATGAAAGACCAATGGCGAGTTCCTAAAACAAGTCTGACGGCAGTAAATCCTCCAACAGTGCCAGGACTGCTTCAGTAAAAACCTTATTGAAAACAGATGGAATACATATTAATTGGTGGCGTCCTCGCCGCTGGATATTATTTGTCCAACCGTGAAGAAGGATTTGAATCATTATCAAGTGGCGGAATGAATGGAACTCGGGGAGTTAGAAAGCCTATAACAGCAACTACTTCCCTCTCTATTGGAGATTTTAAAGATAGGACAAACAACTCTCCCTTTATTAGCCGTCCCGCAACGGATATCGGTGAGGACTTGGGACAGAAGGTTGATTTTTATGGAAAGTCCGGCGTCAATGAGGGTGTTATTGATTCGAACTATCATACAAACATGTTCCCCTTTTTTGGTTCTACGATTAAACAAAATACTGACCCAAATGCTAATCGGCAAATTTTGGATTTTATGACTGGAGCGGGAAGTGTTGATATAGGAAAACGGGAAAATGAGCAAATGTTTAACCGAGAAGAACGGAATGTAGGATTACCATTTGGAGCCCCAATTCGAACCGATGACCAGCGGGAACACATTGTTGTTCCAAATCGACGAAGCAACGAATTGCCGTTCCAACAGGTTTGGTCTGGACCTGGTTTGGACGATGGATACACAAATATTCCCAGTGGAGGCGTCCAACAGGCGAGAAGCCGTGAAGCGGCTCTTAGACGGTATAAGACGGTCGATGAATTACGACCACTGAGCGACCCTAAGATATCCTACGAGGGTGTCATCATGAACCCTGAGATGCATATCAAGAAGATGGGAGAGATTGGTCAAATGGAACATAGAAATCCGGACAGATTCTATGTCAATGAAAATGGTGAGCGCAATCTTGTTACAACTGGTATGGTTCTCAAGCCGAGGATTATGCCTGAACCGATTGACCGGGCTGTCAATCGTCCTTCTACGTCCACTGAATACTTTGGTATTGCTGGTTCCCCAGACGCTGAAACCTCATATCAGCGCCCTCTTCACAAAATGTCGAACCGTATGGAGTTGGGAGAGGTCAATGTTGGTCCGGCAGTTTATTCAGTTGCTCCTGGGACTGGAGGAGAATATGCCAGCGATTTTGGAAAAGAAGGATTCGAGGCTCTCCCGAACCAAAGAACGATTACTGGGACACGAACTGTTCTTGGACCAGCCCATGGTGGAGGATATTCTGGGCCCAATCAATACCCCGACGAGGCAAAGTTCAGTAAGAAGATGTATTTCGAAGGAAATCCAAGAGAGTTTGGACAGGTTCAATATAGCTTCCCCCAGAACTTGCCAGCAAAGGACCCTACTGATATTGCCAGGCCAACAATCCGAGAACAGACGGAAGACCTTAACTGGGTTGCCCCCGCGAAGTTGGATGTTCCGATGGAACGTAGCCAGGCGGCTGAACGGGGTATGCGCCAGAATCGGAATAAGGAGAAGATTTCTCGAGGTCGCACGCCAACCCAACAAAAGGAGAAATTTGCAGCCGGCAAGGAGGCAGTCAAAATAAAGACTCGAAAGATTGAATCGGATTACTTTAATCAATATCCACGTGTTCCTACACGAGCAACCGAGGCAACTGCCAACCGGTCAACATTTGGAAATACAAAACTCCGCCCAGTTCAAGGAGCAGATATTAATGTTGAACGAAGTGACCCCAGTTATCTCAAACCACTTCATTCCAACCCCTATGTTATTTCAGTCGGATGGAAGCCAAAATCGGGAATAATCTAATACCTCGGTTTCTATATTTACAAGTTATGTTGCTTGTTGAAACGGTTCGTCCTCGCCATCTCAATGAGATTGTAGGACAGGACAAAGTTATAAAAAGTCTTCGTGAATATCAAAAAAATCCATGGGAAACGCCTCATTTAATGTTTTACGGTCCTCCTGGATGTGGCAAAACTTCTGCGATTCATGCCTGGGCGAATGAAGTATATAAAGAAGACCGGGAATCATCTGTGCGATTTGTAAATATGAGCGGGGAGAGGTCTGTACAGACCATTATTAAAAAGATTCATGCGGTATGTCGTTATTTTCACGAAAAACGAGGGACTCGGGGGCTGATTGTATGCGACGAGGCTGATTGTATGACATCCGAGGCCCAGGAAGTTATGGCATACTGTGTTGGATTGTATGAAAAACGATGGATTTTTTGTTTTATTATGAATAATCTGTCCAAAATAACCCCTCGACTCCAAAAGTTATGTCATTTATTCCGATTCGAGCCTATTTATGATACAAAAGCGGTTGTAAAACGCGCACTGGGGGAATCGGTATCACTTGAAGATATTGGAAAGTTAGATACATACTACCAGGGAGATTTACGGAGAGTCATGAATGCAGCGCAAGGACATTTTGTTGAAACTGAGGATTTTATACCGGAATGGAAGATTGAGTTGCCAGTTGAAAAAATGGACCGTATGACGATTATCCGACTAATCAAAGAAAAGTTGGATAATCATCTACATGAGCTATCATTGGATGAGTTGGAGATTATATTGAGCACGGTTGTTGGATTATATCGCCCTGGGTCTATTTTACCATATCGAGAGGTTGTATTGCGATATATTTGAATGACTGATTATTTGATATGAAACAGATGAGCGTAGTGTTAGTTGAGGCTAAAAAGGAATACACGGAGCAGATTGTGGGATTTCTACGGCCAGCAATCTTTGACGACTTTTTTGTTATGTGGCGGGCTGCTGTCGACAAAAATATCAAAGAGCCGATGGTTGGGTTCCAGGAACTATTGGAGACGATTGTTGATTGGGATGAAAAGATGATTCTTAGAAAGACAGATGCGGTTGTAAAAAAGTCTGGATGTAGTTTCTTAGATGACTTGATAACGGCGGTATTTGTTGCCCACATGAAGGTTATGTTGTCTGTAAAAAATCGGAATCAGAAGGATAAGTATCGTCTCCAAGTTCCAACGGCAAATCGATTTATCCATCAGACTATGGTTCAATGTGCCCGTGAGTTTTGGAAGGCTCCTTACCTATTTTATCAGAATGAAACTGAAAATAAAATTAAGAAAACGCAGGTTCAAATGAATCTTCGAACAGCGGAGGAGATTATATCAGATTCGATTCGCACAACTATTCGTAAAATGTTGCCTGTTAAGGAGATTGTAGGCGATGTACTGGAATATGATGAAAATGGCGAGTTGATTGTGGATATCGAAAAGCGTGTTAATATTCCTGAGTCTGATAATGATGAAGAAGAAACATTGCGGGCTCCGATGGCGCAACAATCTACTGCTCCCGCAACACCTGTGTCAGGACCTGTGCCAGGACCTGTGCCAGGAAGTGATATTGATAAACAGAATATAGTTCAACAACTACAAAGATTTGAGACACCTGTCGTTATTTCAATGGAGGAGTCGAATGAACCAGAAACCACTGATATGACGGACCAGGGCCAGGTTCAGACTGATGACGACGATGATTCTGAATATGAAGGAGAAGGTTTCATAATGGGGCCGATTGATGACGAGATACAGATTATATCTGATGATACCAAGACTACCCAGGACAAAGATGATATTTTAGGAGGGATGGTTGAAAGTTTATGATAACCATTACGACTAGATTTACAATTGGTGCGAACATATATCTGATTTATTTTTTACAGCAGACTCAGAATCATGTCGGCTCTCATCGTTGCCATTTTAATGGGCATTTTAGCAACAGGGGCGTTATGGATTGACCATACTATCCTTCGTAAAAAATCGGGGGAACTTCCGAAGAATGATTATATTCGTATATTCATTCTTGGGACAGGTATTGGATATATTGCTTCATTGATTTCTACATCTGATATGTCAATGGGATGGGGGGATTCTTCTGGAAATGGAGGAGGTATTAGTGATGCCCTAAAGACGGGTATGCCTAGTTTTTAATTCGACGTGTATTTGTATATCTTTATTGTTTCATTCACGGGCTCGTTGGTTCTAAAACGATGGAATGTTTCTCCCTCGAGTTGAATCTCTGGAACCGAGTCTGTACAATGCCTGGCAATATGTTTATACAATCCAAATCCAGCAAATCGTTCGATTCCATCTCGATTCCATAATATATTTTTACCGCGATTATCAATCAACCATCGATAGAGGATATTCCTGAGAGGCGTATCCTCTACTGATTCACTATCATACATTGATTCATACATTGCACATGCGAGTCTGGGAAGGTCGAAACTTTTATTAGGAGAGACTACAGATTCTACTTTATTGAAATAAGGTGGATAATTATATTGACCTGCGGCATCTCCTTTTTGATGAAAGGCATCGCTAAAATATTCTTTTCCTTGAAAGCAGATATAACTTCTACCATAGTCAATAATCTTAATAACTTTCCCATATGTTGGAATCTTATATAGGGTTCCATTTACATTATAGTAAAAATATGGCTCATCTGTCTTTGACCACATTACATTGTTTGTATGTAGGTCATTATGAACAAACCCATATTCTTTCTGAGCGATTGCCAATGAAAATATGATTTGAAACAAGATTGCCAACCATTCATTATCCGATATTTCTCCCTTCATTATAAGGTCGTCAATCGACCCACATAAATCTTCATAGATTGTTGATTGAACGGGTACATTCTTTAGAACCGCATAAAATACAGAATCATCTTCGTCGGTTTCTTCTGTTTCGTCATCTTGGCTTATGGATTCATCTTCGTCGGCTTCGTCGGCTTCGCTACTTGTATCACTACATTCTGTATCTACGCCAATAGACTCAGACTCAGACCCAGAGTCACTATTCTTTTCCATATCTGTATCACCATCATCATGAAGAAGGATTTCATCTGAATCCTTGTCTGTATTGCGATTTATTGAACTTATCTCAAGAATATTAAATATATCCTTTTCTGATTTTACCTCCTCCCATTCTTGGCGTATGATTTCCGGGTCTTCGGCAATAGACTTCATTTCCGATGTAAATCCAAACTCTTCATCCATGATTGTTATTTTTCGAATCTGTCGACCTGTTTTATCAATGGTTGTATCTATCTTATCTTCCGTTTCAATAGTAAAAATATTTCCAAGTCCTCTGTGAAACCATGCTTGATTACGAATATGATAAAAATCTTCGGTTATATCAACCTTTAATTCTGGGACAATCCCAGTAAAATGACCATAGAATTTAGGAAACCCTGGACATAATCCTCTTTCTACCAGTTTAGACAGAGCATATCCCGCAACGCAGTCAACATATGCTTGATTATTGTAATCATTTATTTTTTCAAATGTCTGTCCCATCTCTCTTTCGCGCATCGGTAAGCAGGCAACCACTGTTTCTGGGACATACTTGCCCTTCATCATGTCAATAATATCAAGGATTGGAACAGATTTTATATGTCCATTATATTTTTGTGTTTCATTGGATGTCGTGTCTGGGATTGATGAATGATGTAGATATTCAATCCCTACTTTTCGATGACAATAGTTGGTATTGGTATTGGAAGGTGTATCACAGCCTTCTACCTGGGTTAACTTCATAATAAAACCATCATTGATGAGATGGACACGGGTCATCAGTTTCTCCAATGTAACTGGTATGTCATTATCATCTCCTGGGAATCCAGGAAAAAAGAACTGACCATTTGTATATCCCATTGCATTGAGGTCTGACCAAAATGTTGAACTGTCCGGTAATATTTGGACTTGACGAAACCGATTCATTGTTTCTGTCGCCATCTGTCGGTTTGTTAGGGAATCGTTATTTTATTTCTTACGCAAGGAGTAGTTGTTATTGGTATGAAACTAAGTTTAAAGAAATTCGACATGCGGAACATCAAAGATGATAGCACAGTTGTTATGTTGGGAAAACGAAATACTGGAAAATCCGTCTTAGTTCGCGATTTATTATTCTACAAGCGACATATACCCATTGGAACAGTTATTTCAGCAACTGAATCGGCAAACGGATTCTATCAAAAACATGTTCCCGCAAATTTGATTCATGAAGAGTTTTCCACAGATTTGGTTCGAGGAGTGCTTGGTCGACAACGTCTGATGCTGGAAAAGAATGACGATGAGGTTAAAAAGTTCGGGTCGGTTAAAACTGATCCGAATTGTTTTCTCATTTTAGATGACTGTCTATTCGACAATAGTTGGTCAAAGACAAAGGAGATGCGATATGTGTTCATGAATGGTCGTCATTTAAAGATTCTATCAATCATAACAATGCAGTATCCACTGGGTATACCCCCTGCTCTCCGAACAAATATTGATTATGTATTCATCCTTCGAGATAATGTATTCTCCAATCGTAAGCGTATTTATGAACAATATGCTGGCATGTTTCCCACATTTGACCTGTTTTGTCAAATTATGGACCAATGTACTGAAAACTATGAATGTCTTGTTATTCATAATGGGTCAAAAAGTAATAAGATAGAAGACCAGGTATTTTGGTATAAAGCCGATATTCACACCGATTTTAAGCTCTGTTCTCCCGTATTATGGAAATCAGAAGGAGCAACTAAAATCCATTCGGCTACGTGGTTGGATGATGGTGATTTAGGAGGAGGAACAGGTTCAGGTGGCAGAGGTGGGCGCGGTGGTCGAGGTGGCGGTGGAGGAGGCGGTGAGGCAAATGTCAAGGTTAATAGAACCATGACGACATTTTAGTTATATGATTTATTCTTACTGTAGAAGATGATTATAACAGACTATAACAGATTGAAATGAAGCGACGAATCTTTGTCATTTCATTTATTGTGTTTGCGATTATCAATATCATTGAAAATCTCATACATTACAACATTGGGCGAAACAGTTCCGAGTTTATATCTAATTTTAACAATCCCACACCCTCCGAATGGTTTAATATTCTATCTACAATGGTTGTATTTGCTTTTCTTCAAGCATCACTTACATATATATTCATATAAACCAGAATGGACCAGAATGGACTAGTTATCCTTTGTGGAAGGGTCAGGAGCAGGGAATAGTTCGCGTTCCATTGCCTTCTCTCGGTCAAACTCTGCTATCGCATCTCGAGCCTTGGATGGGTCGATGTTGAGTCTCTCTGCATCCATTTGTTCCATCAGCTCGCGAGCCTCGCGAATATCCCGCAACTGTTCCTTGCTCTGTAGAACCGATTCAACAACTACACGTTCATTCTCCTCACCAGCAGCGGCTCCTGCGGACACTTCTGATTCGGAACTCGGGAGTGCCGTTGCTGCTTGGCGTCTTGCCTCGCTGACCTTTCGGTCCTTCTCGGCCTCGAACAACTCCTTACGCTTCTCCTGATTTTCCTTGTATCGCTTCATCAGTTCATTGAGTTCCTTCTCGGCATACTCCTGTTCCTGGACACGAGATGGCTCCGGGTCCCATGGAAGCCAATAGCCAACCTGTCCAACATATACATTATGAAGTGGGTCATTTTGCTGAAGTTTCTTTGCTCGTGCACATGCTTCTTTATGGGAAGAATACACACCACGAACCTTCAACCCGCGAACAGATGTTCGGAAGTCGTTCTCCTGGTGAAACTCGCTGTCCAACTCTTCGCCCTTCTTTGACATGAAATCATCATAGGAATCCTGGATATTTTCCATACTGGCAATCTTTTCACGATTCGCCGCGATATAATCACGGAATGAGTCGAATACATCCTGGAGGGGAATACGAGTCTTTGTCATAAGTTCCGTCAGTTCACTGACCTTTTCTTTTGTATCCAGGGTTCCATCCTCAACAATGTTTGAAATCGACGACGACAGTTCATCAACCCGAACATTGTGGTCATTCACTGTCTTTCCGAGGAATGATTCAAGATTATCGAATCGAACCTTGGCCTCGTAGAATCTCATAAACTTCTGGAAAAAATACAAGTCTTTGCGTTTAAGAACGCTTTCAGGACTAATAAAGGACAGACATACAAACTCCTGACCTCTGATTTCTGCATCGGCGTCGAGGAAATCTTCTTTTGCCTCCGATTTATGAATCTTCTTATTCCCGGACATCTGCTAAATACACAACTATACAATAATATATCTAAACGCGCTTAAGTCATTTTTTTCTGGTTTCATATAGAACCATGATGTCGTTTGATATTAACGAGATAATCACTCGCCTTGTAAAATATCTAGTTGAGGGTCTAGCCGTTGGTCTGGCTGCTCAGCTCATTGCTCGCAAGGGCAGCCTAAAGGTTGAGGAGGTTGTTCTGCTCGGTCTCGTTGCCGCTGCCGTATTCGCCATCCTGGACTTATTCGCCCCGTCGGTTGGCTACACTGCCCGCCAGGGTGCCGGCTTCGGTGTTGGTGCTCGCCTCGTAGGTTTCCCTCAGATGGCTTAAAAATCTTAGTTGAATCGATTTATATTCGATAGATTTGTGCGATATACAATATCACATAAATCTTATGTGTTTGGATTATGATACATAATAGAAGAGATTATGACTCTATTGGAAGGGGGTATATGGTTAACGGTTGTGCTATTAGTCATAGCAGCATCTATAAAAACACATCATGATTGGAAAACTGAAATCAATAACCAACCTGTTTCAACGGGCAATAAGGCCGTTGCGCTAACCGCTAACTATATACACGACCTGGTTGTCTTTTTATTTCCATTTTTACTTTGTATCATGATTGTATCGAGTATTTTTAATAACAACCCTCCATCTATAAAAGTTATTCTTGGAATTAATCTGTTTATGACTGTGTATTACCTCCAGTTTGCTTTTTCCGAGATGTGCTCCCTGACGTGGATTTACAATCATATGTTGAACTTTCCCATGGATAAGCCCTATCGAAACATATTTAGAAATAATCAATCAAAGATGGATAGAGATTATCAATCCTTAAGTGGGTCTCATTATCAAAATACGCTCGAATGGGTAAATGGAAACATTATAACATTTTCTCTTGTTGCTGTGTTAAACATGGTATACATTTATAGATTACTGTAAAATTAGACACGAGCCACCGCATTTTCATTCTTGTTTTTATTTGCATATTTGACTGGTCGAGTATATAGGAGATACATGATTGGATAGAGTGATAATATTCCTACGATTGACAACTTGCTGGCAGATAAACCAGACCCCAATAGTAAAGATGCGATTGGAACGCCTAGGATATACATGATTGAGTCTCCGATGATTGCCCCTCCTTTTACATTGTCAGCATATACTTTTAAGGTATCGATGACTTGATTATGGCCTTGAGGTATCGGAACAATGACATATCTCCAGAATAAATAATCATGTGCGATTTGAACAACAAGTGTTAGAATCAAAAAATACACAATATTCCAATCAGAAAATATAAAAGGATATAGTGCCGATACTACAATAAATCCTATGATTACAATCAAGGTGTCAAGTAGTATCGCATCTAATCCATAAACGTCGTACCATTCATTAATATCCTTTCCAGCCAACTCTGATTTAGTTAGTCGGAAAATGGTTAACATAATAACCTCTACGACAAATGCGGCAACGACAAAGGAGGTCATTGTTTGCCCATCGAATGTTTTCGTAAGATCGCCAAATTCC